CTACATACATTGTTACTGTTACACGACGTTCTCGTAAAAAGGGCGGGGGCACAGTCACATATACAATCGAGGTTCCTACCTCGGGCATGTATGATGAGACACTAGCAGCAAGAGTTGCAACGTGGGGCAATAGATATCCAGAATGGATTCTCCTAGAGAATGGTTCGGGTATGAGCCCTACCGGACCCGATATACAGGCAACACATGTTCGAAGCCTTATAGAAGAGCGGGTCTATGCATTCATGAGTGAGGTTTTTGAGGCGCACTTTAATGCATTGATTGATGCCTGGAATGAGGACTTTGATGCACAGGAGCGAACCTCCATTAATAGCACATCATATTCTAGTGCGTGGTATGAAGATACATGGACGACAACTGAAGCCAAGTCTACATTTGAAAAATTCTTTGATCGTCATATGTATGAAGATATTAGATTTGAAGATTACTCGTATGAGCCTAAAGGACGAGGCTCTAAAATTCGCGGTCCCGGTGGCCGATTTGCATAGGAGGTCAGTATGGCAATTGCGCGAAGATACTACGAACGCCGTGCTTTGGCTGATGCTCTAGGCACACAACTTAACGCCACGGGATGGGGAGTAGGGCAAATACGGCAGGGATATCAGACAGAAGAAGATATCACCGTACCGCTAGTGTCCTTATTCTTTCTACCTTCAAAGTATATTGAAATGCAGATGGGTAGAAAATTGGATACAGAAAAATCATTTTCTCGTAGACTACAAATAGATTGCTACATGGAAACGGAACCTAGAGCCGATATGATAGGTGACGAAGTTGCTGATTTTCTCGATGAGTTTTTTATAAATATAAAAGACCCAAATGGCAATGTACTTGGCGTATTATATACAGAGGATAGTGAAACTATTTCGGCAGAAACTTTGCCACCATTATATAGGGACGCAAAAGTAAAGCGTTGGCGATGCGTTGTTATGGCAACGCTAAGAGCAGATTATTTTTAGTCTAACGATCTGACAGACGCACGCGCAGAACGTTAGTCACAGGATGAGGAAAGGGAAGTTACATGACAAATCCCACAAAGGAGTGATTATAGATTATGGCTAGACGTACAAGAGTACATTCAAGGGACTTGCAGCCCCTATTGGCTACACCGAAGGGACTCCTAGCTGTTGCGCGTGTACAGAGATTTGATTGGCCCGCTACATTTCCAACTACAGATGTAGACGAGTTGGCACGTAAGTTGCACGTAGGACAGACACAGGAAACTCCACAGGTTACCGTTACAGTCGAGGCATTCGACGTAACACACACAACATTCGCGCACTTGACAGGTTATTCGGGTGGAACATTCCCGGTATCTGGTGCCTCAATCACCGAGTTCAAGGGTATCGATGTTCTTGGACATATCCGTGATGCAGACACACAGAAGATTGTTAACGCTCTTTACGTGAAGCGTGGTATTGTTACTGGAATGGATCTTACATTCGGTGTACGAGCCAATTCAACTGCTTCATACACAATTAGCGCTAACTCAAAGAAGGAACTAAAGCAGCCTGTATTCTACGAGGCAAGCACAACAATTTCCGGTGGTGCCAAGATGGTACTTGCGAATACTCCTACGTATTTGACTCGTACATCAGGATACATCATTGACGCTTACCGTACATCGGCTGCTGGCAATACCAACTTCTTGAATGAAGGTACAGACTTCTCAGTGGCAGGTACAACAATTACCTTCATTGATGCTGGTGGAGTTTCTACTGGTAGTACAAATATTCTGGATACTGTATGGGTAACATATTGTTCTCCGGTTACTACAAGCGTATTTGAATCTCTAGATGACGCTTCTCCTGCTGCTATTCAGGGCAAGTATGTTCCTGTTACAATCAGCGTTGACAGCATTCCGAGAGTACAGAGCGCTTCAATCCGTGTTGCATTCCAGACTGAAGAAATTCTTGAGATGGGTGGACTAGGAAAGCCGGTTGGTTATGAGATTGGTATTCCACAGGTTACAGGAGATATCTCTGTTCTAAAGACAGATAACGATCTTCTTGCTATCCTTGAAGGTGTTTCAAACAGCACCGTAGAGAATGATATGGAATATGCCAAGACAACTCTTCCGTTGAAGATTCAGTTGAAGGACCCACGCGACGTAGGAAAGACTGTTCTTACCTATTATGTGCCTTCGATCACAATTACAGCAGAGGGCGACGATAACTCTGTCAACCAGTCAATGAACGAGACATTCTCTTGGTCATCTACAACTGGTGAGTTGTATGTAATGTCCGGTGTTGGAGTGTACTAATATTTACACTTAGGGGCATATTCACACTGAGTGTAAATATGGCAAATTAGTGAATATTGGGTATGTAGACAAATGTTTACAACAATGGGGAGCAGTCAAACGGCTGCTCCCCTTTTTAATTTTTTGTTGGAGGAAACGGTAATGGGAAAGATAAGTAAACTGTTGAAGTGGGGACACAAGGTAACATTGCGTGATGCAAACAGCAAGGTTCTTATGGACGTATGGATTAGAATTCTGGATGATGATAATCTGGAAGAAGCCTACCTTGATGCTCGACTAGCATCCGCAGAATATAGAGCGGAGTTGCGCGATCCTAAATCAAAGAAGCACCAGGATGATATCGCCAAAATAGAAAAGGCTTCAAGAGAAGAGTGTATGAGCCTTATCAAAGCAGCTAAGGGTGGAAACCTAACAGCTGAAGCCTTTTCCAATGTAGTTCGTCCTGATCTGCCAACAATAGCAGAGATTGCTATTGATCCTGACGCTCCAACGCTGGAGGAACAGGAGAAACTGGACACTGCAATTAGTAAGATCAATGATGAATATGCCAAGGCAATTGATGAATATGTTGATACAAAATCAGCAGAGATTGATGAGGCCATGGCACATATGACAGATGAGGAATTAAGAGAGGCCGCGAAGTCTTCCACGATTGATCTTCTTGTTCTCACATTATTCATCAAGCGTGTGCTGGATGAAAAGGTATGGAGAGGAACATTTGAAGATCAAAAATATAAAATTCCTGGATTTGAATCATATGAAGATTTTCTATCAACTGATTCTGGCATCAAGGATCAATTGCGTGAGGCATATAATGACCTTGAGATGAGTCCGGAAGAGATAAAAAACTAGCAGAGGGTAGCCCATGGGGAGTGATATTGGAATTGTCCAAAATCATGGGGCTGCCCTTGATGCCATCGCTGGATATGACAGCAATGGAAATACCCCACACAATCTCCTACGCGATCTTGTATCGTGAGAAGATTAATAGTTTCAATGAGTTGCCGAAGGACAAGCGCCCACCGAGAAATCTATGGGACAAGCCGTACAAATTGCAGTTGTTCTTTGACGAGGTATTTGATTATGGCAAAGATAAATCTAGTACGGAGTTTATAGAGTTTGACTTAGACGAGGTGGAGTAAGCATGGCTAGACGATTAGCAGCCGATCTTGTTATTAATACGGGCCAAGCCAGTCAAGCCTTAGCTGCATTTGGCAATAATCTAGATGGAGTTAAGAGACAAGCACAAGTGCTTGGGGCTGCTAGCAACGCTATTGCTGGAAAGAATTTTGGACTCGCCGGTTCTGGTATTATTGATCTTAAGGGTGGGGGACAATTAGAAGCCAGAGTAGAGGCCATCAATAGATCCTTTGTAAAAACAGGTAATACAATTAAAACTGTTTCACAACTTATGGGGCAGTTTATCGATGAGAATGGAAATGCGCAGCGACTTGTTACTGGAACCGTAACATCATATGAAGGTAACGTAAGTCGTATTATCGAGGCACAAGGAAAAATTGCTGCATCTGCTGATAAAGTATCCAGAATTGAAGATCAGCGTTTAGCAACTGTAGAAGCAATTACGCAAAACTATGAGCAGCAGAAGAGGATTTTCAATCTTCAAGGTGCAAATGCTCAATCACGTCAAACAAGAGCGCAAGCAGATATCAATAATATTGCAACCGCACGACAGCCATTTGATGCGGCTGTGGTCGGTGCGCGAGGCGCATACGATAAAGCCGTTCTACTTGAAGCCTCACTTAGAGCAAAAGGATCTCCGGAATTAGCACGCGCAACTGCTGCTAGAGCATCTGCTGAAGCACGTTTGGATGCTGCAATTCTTGCGCAGACTGCAATCTATACAAGCACGCAGGGTCCTCTTGATAATGCTAAGAAGAAGTTGTTAAAAGCAATTGGCGATGAGGCAAGAGCAGCTGCCGATTCCGCAGTAGCGGAACAAGAAGCCAAGCGTCAAATAAAGGCTGCAAGATTGACTGCCAACCTTGAAAGAAAAGCACAGGGTGTCACAACTCCAGAATTGAATGCACTTGATCAGCAATTGTATGCTGCACGTACTTCAGTACCTGAATTGCCAAGACAGATTCAATATTTGCAGGGGGCAGCTCCTAATCTTTTGAGAAGATTGGAACAGGCAGGATTAGGACAACCGGGCGGTGCAGCAGTAGGCCCATTTGGTCGTACTATTGATAGAAACTCAGCCGACTATGTTAAAAATCTCATTAGTCAGGAAGCCTATGAGGGAATCAATATTCAGCGTGATCTTGTACGTCAGGTTACAAGAGTATCGGGATCATTCAAAGATGCTACGGGACTAGTACAGACATTCAATGCTGAATTTGATGCTGCTGGACGCACAATTACCCGATTCGGATCGCAGATGAGTGGGCTTGGAACGATTTTCAGTTCTTTGAAGAGAGACTTCCAGAAGGTTCTTGAATTCGCTATCGCTACAACCGTGGTATTTGGTGCATTCCGTGCTATTTCAGGACAGTTGAACACAGTCATTGAATTGGATAAGAGTATCCGTCAATTGTCTGTTACTGCTAACCAGACCCGTGGAGAGGCAACCAAATTGTTTGCTAGCATTGCAGATGCGGCTATCGCTACTGCTACCCCCCTAGAGGAAATGGTAAAAGCAGCAGACGATATCGCTCTTGCAACACGTAAAGCAGGACAATCAGCCGATGAATGGAATGCTTCCATTCTATCCCTCTCAACATCTGTAGGAATTCTCACAAACTTGGCAGGAATTGATACAGTACGAGCAACTGATTTACTTGTATCTACAATGAAGCAGTTGAATCTTGAGGCTGCTGATCTTCCCGGCGTTTTGAATAAAGTAACCGCAGTAGCAGGCGGGCAATCTGCTGCTATTGCTGATGTTATTACTGGCCTTGGAAATATGGCAGAAGCCAGCCGTCAGGCCGGATTGAGTCTAGATGAGACTATTGGTGCAGTACAGGCACTATCTCAGGCTACAAGCAAATCCCCAGCAGAAGTTGCTACTTCGTTCAAGAATCTTGTTGGTGCCCTTGGAGGACCATCGGGTGTTAAAGCCTTAGATAAATTTGATATTGCGCTTCGTAATACTGATGGCTCATTAAGAAATATTCTTGAAGTTTATGGAGAAATCCAAGATAAAATACAGAAGGGCATAATACCTCAAAGTGAGGTCCAAGGGCTGATACGGGGCATTGCTGGCGGTCCTAGACGTGCCCCTGACGCTGCTGCGCTACTCTCTGTTATTAAGGACATTGGGGAAGCTGCGAGAAGAAGTGCTGGTGCTACAAATGATGCATTCCTAGCAAATGCAAAGGTACTTGATACCGTCCAAGCAAAACTTATACAAATTCAAGCACGTATGGACAAGTTTGCAGTCGGAAAATTCGGAACAGTTATTCGTGAAGTCAGTGAGAGTTTCCTAGATGCCTTCCAAAAAGTGCTTGATCTTGTAGAGGTCATTCCTTCAGGACTCATCACATTCGTTGCACAAATAGGCGCATTGGCAGTTGCGGTCAAACTAGCAGCCAGCGTGGGCAAGATATTCCTTGGCACCCTACTTGAAATGGGTGGAGCATTTAGAAAACTTAAATTAGATATTGATTCTGCTAGGGGCGCACTAGCCGGTTACAGTGGAGCAACTGCTAGAGCAAATGCTAAGAGTGCAATTACAAAAGGATTAATAAAATCTGGAGGCGCTGCTGCTATTGGAGGCGCTATTGGTGCAGCCGCTGCGGCTAGTGGTGGGGCAAGCCCATTACAGATTGCAAGTTCTGGATTGGAAACAGCAGGATTAACTTTGTTGTTTGCCGCACCTATTCCGCACGCCAAACTATTAGGTGGTGCGTTACTTGCAGTTGGTACAGGTCTTAGCCTTGTCACTGAGGAAACAAAGAAAAGTACTACTGCTATTAATGAGAATAGTGAGGCTGTTCTTAATAATTATGGTGCATTCCATGAAGCATCAATTGTACTTCAGGGATTAGAACAAGAACGTAGTAATCTAAACAAAACTATACAAGAGATAGAATTAATCCCCGAAGCAAAAAGAACAACAGATCAGATAGCATTGCTTACCAGTGCTGAAACAGATTACGCTAATGCAACTCGTAATGTAATCGAGGCAAATAATGCTCTCAATCAATCTTTTGAAGCATTAAGTGATGCGTTGTCAACACTTCCTGATTTTCCTGAATATGAAATTAATCTTGCTAAGGCAGGATTACTCAACCAATCGGGACTAGAAAATCTTATTAGGGACCTGTCTGTAAAGTTTATTCAACAAGCAAATCCTGATTTCCAGCCCGCAGGAACCTTTACTCTTAGTGGTGGAATCCGATCAACACAAACAGGATTTGAGCAGATACCATCCATATTCCCTTCTGGACGTACACCAGATTTTGCCACAACTGGAGGCAATATCAGTAATCCAAACGGATTCAATCTTAAAAGCCTAGCAACAGATGCTCAAAAGGTTAAGGAATTATTTTCTGAGATTGGAGAAATTAAAAAATATGTATTTTTTGGTGAGGGAGATAATCTACAATCTGAATATAGTTTCCTACCAACACCTGAAAATCTGGATCGTGTACGTACTGCCCTTTACTCAATCAGGGAAGAAGTTGATCCTGAAAAATTCAGAATCATGGCTACCTCATTGGATCAATGGGCAGCGTCAGTTGCACCAGCGCAACAACTAACGAATGTTATTGAAGAATATTCGGGGTACTTATCAGCATTAGAAGTTGCTGATCCATTTGTAAAACCTGAAGATATAAAAAGGGCTAGAGAAATTCTTCTCATTTATAGTGCTATAGCACAACTTGCTACAGGTGAAGATCCACGCCCCTCTACATCAGGAGCTCCCGGTAGGGAAGGTGGATCAATTGGTAGAACTCAGGCGCAGCGAACAAGAGATAGGGAAGAAGCATTAAAAGTACTAAATGAATTTGCTTTTGATTCTGAAACAAATCAACCACGACTTGAGCCACGAGTAAAGGAAGAATGGCTTGAATTAGCTAAGGCCGTATTTATTCTTAATGGAGAATATGATAAAGCTAATGATAAAATATCCGTATTTGAATTAGCAAAAAGTTACGCGGATGCTGCTGGAGAATCTGTCGATGGATTGACCGAGGCTATGAATGCATTTGGTTTATCAAGTGAAGAGGCTGCGCAGAAAATTGCTGATTTGCAAGAAGCAATGAATGAATTTGCTGATAAAGCACAGGCTGATCTTGCTAATCGTTCAGCCGAACTAGCTGCTTCATTCCAAGCTGGAGATATATCAGAAACAGACTACAACACACAAAACGAAGAGATAAAATCACAAGTTCGTTTAATTAGGAATTTGAGGGATGCGTATAATGAACTTGCTGAGACTCAGCAGGATTTGGATACTTCTTCATTTGGTGATGTATTAGGCCAATTTGATAAAGAAGGATCTAAACAATTTATTAAAGACCTTAGAAAAATTCCTGGATTAGAAGATGCAGCTTCCCTATCAACATTTGAATTAATCCAACGTATGTCTGCATTAGCTGAAACATATGGATTAACGGGAGATCAAACTGATGTTCTAGGTAAAAAACTGTCTAAACTATTTGGTGCCCTTCAAACTATTTCTAAATATAGAGCAAAGATCGGTGTTGGAGTAGAGGTTGATGTAGGGGCACTTATTAAAATGTATAAGGCCCTTAATAAGCCTATGCCAATTATTAGTTCAGGATTAATTGTTGGTTATACTGGTGGTGGAGCATATTCTGGCATAATCAAAGAACTGGAAGCGGCACAAACAGTTGTCAGTAAATCTGGTTCTTCAATTGGCAATATTTATCGTGCTGGTACAGGTGGAGGATCAAGAACCACTAGTGGTGGTGGCGGCAGCAGTAGAAGAAAGGGAAAGGACGTATCAACTGTTGATCTTCCCGATGAAATTGCTGACGCATATAATCGAAGCTCACTTATTAGAGAAGCCATCAAGAGAGCTCGTGCATTGCAGCGCCAGATTCCAGGTGCAACAAAGGATGCAAAGAATGATATTGTTGAATTGCTGAAAGGAACACAACGTATTCTAGAGGTACGTGGAGTAAAGGATGACTATCTACGTAAGGCACTTGAAGAATTGGCTGATATTGAGAAGAAAAGACTTGAGCAAGAAACAAAAGCAGATGTAATCAGACGAATTCGTGTCGGCGGGGGAGACTTCTCCGCTATTGCTAATGTTCCTGTCAATTCAAAGACTGGTATCAGTCTTGGTGGTGCAGATGGACCGATCAACATTACATTGAATATGAATGGTACGGTATTAACACCTGCACAGTTTGATCAATTTGCAAACCAAATAGCAGCCGCACTAAAGCGACAATTAGCGAAATAAAGGGGGTTCAGAATTATGGGATTGGGTCCAAGCCCGTCTTATCTGGCTAAATACAACTCATACACATTACCCGGCTATGTGCAGGACGAGTCATTCGATTCAACCATGCGTGTTGCTGATCATTATGCTCCCTATGCAGATGGATCAAACTCAGAAATGACTGGACTTCAAAACAAAATGCTCTCACTTACACTCAAAGTATGGGAAGAGGATTACGCAACCTGCAAGCAACAAGTACAACAGGCTGCCACAATGCTGCGTAGTAAGCGACAGGGATTCGCTCCGCTCTATGTGCAATATAATACCAAACACTATGATGCGATGGTCAGTTCTCTTAAAGTGGATAAAACCGTAGGTGATAGTCCTAGAGTTTTAGAGTATCAAGTCAGTTTTCAATGTAAGCCTTGGTTAATTGATGATACAACACAAACACTTACTGGGTCAAGTCTTGCAAGAGTACGAACATTTTTTGTCACAACCGGTCGAACGATTGATGACGGTGGCTGGACTCCAACTACTATCACTCTTACTGGAAATGATATCACTGTATCTGGCTATACGATCAATGGAGATTTTGCAGGATTTATCAGTGTGTCTGGTATAGTTACAAATCTTGTTGTTGATGCTGAAGCATTCACCGCCCTAGAAGGTACAACAAATAAAAATAGTTACATGAGATATGCAGACTACCGTGTTTGGACTGGACCTGAAGAAACCACATTTGTAGTATCGGGCGCAACAAGTGTAACAATAGAATACAATAACAGATGGTATATATAGGAGGTGAGATATCATGGCTGCTGGTGATATAATTTTGAGCGACGGGTTTGATTCTCTATCATTTATAGGTTGGAATTCTGAGTACTCTTGCTCGATCAGTAGTTCTTATTCACGGGTAACTAATAGTGGAGCAGGGCTGCATTTTACAAGTACTAATAATGGATTCAACCCAAGCCCTGAATTGGAGTCTGACACGTTTGCACCAATAGAAGAATTCCTATTGAGTTTTGCATTCAAGATCGGTTTGGTTACTTCCAATCTATGGCTTGTGACTTTTAAGGACGGTACAGAAACATCTAATCATCAATGTGCGCTCGTTGTAAACTCAAGTGCGCACATCGCATTTGTTCGACGTAATAGTGGAAACCCTACATATGGAATTGCTGCAACTTTGGCTGAGGGGTCCACAATTCTTCAGGCCAATAGATGGTATTGGGTTGAAGCAAAAATCAGAGTTAGCAGTACTAATGGGTATGTTGAATTGAAACTAGATGGAAACACTGAGATATCAATGACAACTTCTCTTGATAGTTCGAATACTGCTAATGATTACGCCACACGTATTAATCTGAATTCGTCTTTCTCATCTAGCAATACTACAATAGATTATGATGATGTAGTGTTATTTGATAATACTGGAAATACAATGAGTTTCCTAGGGGATGTTCGTATTCTTGATCTAGTACCTACCGCAGATGGAAACAGTTCTGATTGGACTCCTTCAACGGGAGTAGATAACTATGCAATGATTGATGAATTGCCCCCTGTGGATACTGATTATGTATATACAAATACTGTAGGACATAAAGATACCTATGTATTTCAAGACCTTCCAGCAAGTGCAACAACAGTGTATGGTATCACATATGTCACAAGATCGTTCAAGACCGATGCCGGTACTCGTACACTTAGAAATGTGATGCGGCAGGCAAGTACAGATTATGAGCGCTCTGATAGTGATACATCAATTTCTCTGAGTCCATCAACAGCGTTCTATTCGGAGACAGTCAATCCCGCTACAGCGGTGGCATATACTGTCAGCGATATCAATGGAAATGAATTTGGATTTAAACTACAAGCATAATTTAGAGTAACCATTAATACAATAATGTGTTCAATACAATGAAGGAGGTCAGTAGCATATGAGTACAACCTATGAGGTTTTTTCTCAGGCTCAGGCAACTATTGTTACTGGCTATCAATCTGTTGTTGTAAGTAATCTTCCATTTGGATATTGGGGATTAGCCGATACCTCCGGTACAACAGCCGTTGCGATCAAGGGATCAAATGGCACATACTCAACTACTGGATTAACCCTTGGCGTCTATGCTGCCATGCCTACAGACGACGTAAACAAGGCAGTCAGTTTAAATGGGTCGGGCGGGTCGCAATTACTGCTTAACTCTAGTACCCCCACAAACTCCTTCTCTATGGAGGCATGGGTTAATCCAAACCGCACTATTAACATTGCAACAGAAAGCAACTCTGGTACATCTGCTGGTACAAACAATAGCCAAAACTATGTTTTCTTCCCTGATCAAAAAGGGACTGATCGTGGCTTGGGAATGTCCGTTGGAACAAACGGAATTCAGGCAATCATTCACGGTAACAATACCATTGTTCCTATTGCCTCCTACTCAGCCACAATATCTACTACATGGCACCATGTAGTTATAACACTGGATGCCAAGGTTCCAAAGATTTATCTAGATGGTGTTCTTGTACGAACTGGAATAACCGCTACTGCTACTAATGTGTACGCACCGACACGAATGTTTGGAACATCTGGAAACAGTTATGGCCCATACAACGGCCAATTGAACAACGGCGCTCTTTATGATTATGTTCTTGATGCTGATCAAATCCTCAATCATTATCAGGCAGGAGTACCAAGGGCAGTTGGACAGGCCCAGGCACTTATCATTAATATACCTGTTGCTCAAGCACAGGCACAAATTCGTGCATTCGATTTCCCGCAGTGGGGACAAGCACAAGCCGATATTGTACAGGGATTACGCTATAATGGCTTGGCACAAGCACAAACCATTATCACTGATATCTATGAGACTTTTGCTCAAGCATCCGTATGGATACGAGACACGTATGCTGGATTTGCTCAGGCAAATGCTTGGATTCTCCCATCTACACAAGTCGGACAAGCAAACGTAGGTATTAAACAGACATACCCACTTGCAAATATTGAGCCTAATCTTACTATGATCCTACGTCCAACCTCTGATGAGTGGACTGGATCACCTACCCTAGTAAATAGTGATACCTACTATGGGGCAGTAGATGAAGAAGTTCTTAGTAGATCAGACTACTATAGAAACACTATTTCTAATTCCTATATGCGGCACAACTTTACTATTCCGGCAGATCAATATCCAATTGGTGGATCATATGTAATTGATTCTGTTCAAATAACAGTTGATCAGTATACCCCAGCACCCTCTGGTGGTGCTACATACCGTCTTGTAGATCCTGATACTGGTACATCTTACACAGTTTTAAGTATCGGACAAAACCAGAACGGTACTTTCTCCAGTACTCCGGTTACGGTTAGACCTTGGGATAGTCAGCCTTGGACACATGAGGATATCCTTGCTCTAAAGGCTGGATATTATGCACCGTCTTCATTTGCTAGTGGTTATATTTACCAATTCTATGTTACTGTCAGTTATCACTATGCCGCACCTGTAGCACAAACTGCTGCCTTAATTTATCAAACACGTTGGTATCCCTCAGGACAAGCACAGGCAGCAATACTTAATACCTATACCCAATCAGCACAGGCGGCTGCGTTAATTGATAACTATATCAAAGTACAGTTTGCCCAGGCTGAAGCTTATATATTCCTATGGGCAACTACTGCCCTAAGCCTACGTGTTATTGAAGCACAATCACTTCCAACTACGGCGACTAGTAATATAACTCTTAGAGTTATCACACAGCGTCCGATATTTGGATTAGCGCAAGCGACGGCATATATCAGTAATAGTGAAGGAACTACTGTACAGTTTGGACAAGCCTCTACTTGGATTAAAGCCGTTGGATCAGTTGTAATAGGTCAAGCACAGGCATGGGTGCGTGTCTTTGCAGTATCAACATTCTATGTTAGAACAATAGCCGAAGTATCTAACCCGGATACGCGCCTAGCAGCCCACAATCTAAGAGTTATCATAAATAGACCTATATTCTCTGTAGGTCAAGCGAAGGCACTGATCCAGTCCCCCATAAAAAATGCACATGCACAAGCCCATGTTTCTATTTATAGAACACCACATATAACCTATGAGGTATTTGGACAGGCGCAGGCGAATATCAGAACCAAGTATAGGGCTAATGCGAATGCTAGGGCTTCTATTTTACGTACATACACAAGACATGCTCAGGCTATGGCATTCATCTTCCATCCACAGGAATTTGCACAAGCACAAGCACATATTAAACATACAAAGACTGTAGTAACGGCAAATGCACAAGCCTATGTGCGATTGTATGTTGGATATGCGCAGGCTAATGCCTGGATCGACAATGTTATTACGAAAACGGGACAGGCCCGAGCCTACATGCGACTGTATGTTGGATATGGGCAGGCACAGGCTGATATTAAAACCACATACCAAGCACGGGCACAAGCCGCTGGTGCTGTTCTATTCTCTGGTATGTTTGCACAGGCTACAGCCGATATATGGCAGCAATATCAGGTATATGGACAGGCTGCGGCTCTTATTGATAACTACATTAAGGTTCAATTTGCTCAAGCCCAAGCCGAATTGATCTTTATCCAAGTATCTACAATACAAATACGTACTATTATTGATAGTACTAATAAAGAAACTAAGATATCATCAATCAGCCTACGTGCTATTACAAACAGGGCAACCTTCCGTAGTGGACAGGCTGCCGCCCTAATATTCAACTATACTAAGGTTTTCTTTGGGCAAGCACAGGCTAATATCCGAGCCAGTTCAGTATATTCAGGACAAGCAGAAGCGTATTTGAGTGCCTATGGTGTAATTGGCACAGGACAGGCTGAAGCATCCATTCTTAAACTTGCGGGTTATGGACAAGCACAAGCTTACTTCCGAGCCTTTGGTGTACCAGCATTTGGACAGGCTTTGGCCTACTCACTTGGATTTACATTTGTTCACGCACAAGCTGAGGTTTATATCAAACCTCTTACTGGTTTGGCACAAGTTATGGCCTCAATTAAGAGGGCTTATACACAGCAGGCACAGACTCAGGCAATGATTGAGATTGTACGTCGTGGCTATGCACAGACTGAGGCATGGATATTGTACACAACTAGCATCTATATTGCTACCGCACAAGCACAGATTCAGTATCGTACATTCCCAGCGGCTCAGGCCCAAGCCGAGATTACACAGTATAAGCACGGTTGGGCTAATGCTATGGCGCAGATTGCCGGATTGCAGCACGCACAAAGCATGGCACTTATTCGTGCAGTATCAATACCAACTGCACAAGCCGGGGCACTTATCAAAGATAAGTATACAATGATTATCTATAATGGATATTTACTACCCGGATATCTACAAAGTGAATCTATACAAGATTCATCTAGAATTAAGATGTACTCATCGCCATATTTTGATGATATACATGGTGAATATATTGGATTGGAAACAAAGATCATTTCTCTCCAGTTTAAGTTACTTGGGGAGACATATGATAGTTTGAAAACACAGGCTACAAAAGCTTCGACAATGGTATGGAGCGCGAAAAAGGAAGCTAAATTATATATTCATAGTTTAGATAATTACTACCTTGCAATTCCAAAAACTTTCAAGATACTTACTTCAGCTAAAGATTCAACCCTCGATTACACGGTTGACTTCAGCGCCCAGCCTTGGCTTTATAGCAACATTATGAACACGATCACAGGTACTACAACTCTTGTGACAACAGGTAGAACCTTTAATGATGGAGTTGACACCCCAGCAACAGTTAAGATTACGGGTACAAATATTACAGTATCCGGATACACAGCAGATAATTTATTTACAGGATACTTTGCTGTTTCTGGTGCAGTTACAGATTTGATTATTGACTCAGCAAATTATACAGCCACTATAGACGGAGTAAATAAAAATGGGTTAATGAGAAACTTAGACTACCAGATTTATGTTGGTGAGGGAGTCACATACTTTAATATAACAGGTGCTACTAGCGCTGAAATTTCTTGGAGAAACAGGTGGTAACTTATGCTTCAAATTAGATTAACTGATAGTTTAGGAAGTAATCCTATAATTCTAGAGAAAGCCGATAATAAGGTATATTCTAAGGCACTTAGTTCTGCAAGTGAGGGAATTTCTTTCTCTTATCCTAAGAATGATACAAAATCATCCTATTTAAACCCATATGATGCTTCTTCTTATACAAGATTGTGGGAAGTATGGGATACCCGCACTAATAAAAGATTAAACTTCGGCCCAATCATAAGCATAGCAGATGGAGCGGACGAGTATAAGGTAGAGGGAGCAGGGCGATCAGCATTCTTAAACGATTATTATTCTTCTATTAAAACTTTTTATGGAAGAATAGATTATATTGTAGAAGAAATGCGATATGAAAATGTAGCAGTGTCTCCTTCTACTTCAATCCTGGTTCATAATCAAGACGAAGATGATGCAGATATGACTTCAGTTTTTGGATCACTGTACTCAGTTTCTGAGGATAGGGATAAGTACTATAATCTTAGTAAACGATCCAAAGATTTTATAATCGATGAACAAACAGGATATATTCCTCTAGGAAAAATAGAGCCTCCTAGAACATTTTCTACAACTAGTGAGTACTGGACAGGAACAGGAGCATCTGATTCTGTTCTTATAGACTTCGGTGCAGAGTACGATATTTCTAGAATTAAATTGATGTTCCCATGGTGGGGAGGACCGCAGAGAGCAAGTAATCGTACTTACGATTTTAAAATGGCTGGATATTTAGAAGGGTCTACCTATAATGTATGGGATAGAAATTTAGGGAATTATACAGAATTAGTAGACTCCACTTTATTACTTGGTGGAGATAGTAGAATTGTAACAACTCCTGATAGACCATACGAATTCTATGTTGGTACAACTGCCAGTGGCCTTGGCACACAAATCAATAGTTTTAATCTTTTAGGTGGGCATGAGGGTCCACTAAGAATGCGTTATCTACTGACCTATATCTCAGATGTACACGCATGGTATGGAACAGATAATGATGCCAAAGCCTCGCATGAGGGATATGCATTTCAATGTGATCCCACATATCGTCCAGGGGACGATTCTTATTTTGGAAATCGAATAGGTCAGATGACATATAAGAAAAAAAATGGTACTATTGTTGAAAAAGAAATACCAGATGAGGTTATTAAACCAGCAAATGATTGCCATGCTAGTATCGTTGAGTTGGGAGCCTACCAAGAAATTATTCCAAAGGATACAATTAAGCCATTAGCAATACAAAGAATTGATAACAATAATATGCAAATTTCCTATAGTCATACTCCACGTACTTCCGAAATGACGAAGATTACTGTGGATGGAAAGTATTATAGGAAATTTGAGCCAGGAACGTTATTCAGAAAGTTTAAAGTTTCTTGGTCTGGAGCAACCAATACTTATTATAAATTCTATAAAAAAGACTGCTCTCAATGTTATCCTGATGGATTTAGTTTTGGTATTGTAGATGATGATAATACCTTAATTTTATCATCAGATGATACTAGTTATACTGATCGTAATGTAACTGGTAAACAATATACCAAGCATATACGAACACGCGGCGCACAAGATGCTGAAGTAACTTGGGTAGATGCATGGTGGGGTAAAACTGATCCCATGTCTTGGGGAGGATCGTACTCTTGGACTAATCTACTGGATGATTATTTTGTTTTAAGTTTCCGTGGAGAGTCCTTAAAATGGTATTCTACAATACCAGATAATGTGAGTGCTGCTGCTGTTAAAATCGAGCTTCGATACAAGATAGACGGATCACGAAAGGGAGCGGCCAACGTAACTGCGGACTATTGGAGTGCTTGGACAACTCTTGAAGCATCTTATCAACTACCAACTAATATTTCTAGTGATGTAGTGTATGAAATTCCTTACAAGTCAGGCATACTACAGCCCGAAACTAGTTATGAGTTAAAAGTAACTCTTCTTACTGATGGGTATTGTTCGGTAGATTCTTTTGAAGGTTACTGGTCAGCCTCATTTACTGAGTATAATGAGGATAGTTCACGAATTGTTCTCAGCCAGCCAGATGCTTTTAAGCAAATTTATAACAAGAAATTTACTGGCGGCTCTATGTACAAGTGGAATAAGAAAGGTGCATCAGCTTCTTTCCAGTTTGAGGGAGATCGTATTATCATACAATCAGCAAAGGGAAGACAGCATGGAAAAGTAACTCTAATTCTTCTTACCTACGAAGAGGGAGTTAACGAATATGATCCCGGTACTGATAACCATGTCTTTATCCCTGTTTCTAAGGGGGGCGATCCTTCTGATGGAAGCCTGACCGTTAATCTAAGTACTGGAAAGCGTGGGCAAGAGATACCAAACTTCATTATCTTTGATAGTAAAGATATCTTTAATGATATTGGTGGACTTCCTTGGGGCAAGTATATGATGAAGGTTATTTATACACCAGCCGAAAAATATACTGCTAGTATTAATGAAACGGGGTCAAGTAGTTTTCAGTATAGATGTAAAAACTGCAACCCTAAAACAAGTTCAAAGACAGCATCAATTTATAGATATGTATACTTAGATGCTATCGGGGCACATGAACGTATTGGGGTATCTGTTAATTTTGAACAGAAGTCCCATCTTGAGATAGTAAAATCTCTGGCTGAGGCCATCCAAGTAGAGTGGGATGCAGCCGAGTCTGGATTAATATTTGAACCTAGACTTGGTAGTGAAACAGATGTTGCCTTACGGGAAGGGGAAAATACTTTAGTCTCCTATCAGATTACAAATGATTTAACCAAAGTAGCCACACGATTACTTGCTTATGGCTCTGCAATTGATGGGCTTGATCTGTTTGCAATTACGGAGGATAAGAAAACAAGAGAAGCCTTTGGAAGAACTATTACTAGACAAAATGATTTCAGGGATATTGCAAATTATATGCAATTAATTGGACTGTCTAGAATGGAATTAAGAAGACGTAACAGACCAGAGCGAAGAATAAATATATCGCACACTGGAGAAAATCTAAATCTTGAACGTGGGGACTCCTTTAATCTGTGGACTAAAAAGTCAGGAAATATTCGATTAAGAATAGAAAATATTATAAGAAATGAGTCTTCCTCTTCAGGTACATCATTTGATATGGAGTGTATAGAATGGCCTCAGATAATCTAAATGAAGTAGGAAAATATATTAAAAAAACTAGAACAAATGCAGATTATGCTATTAAGAAGATGCGACCGCATCGTCCCACGGTTGAAAGAACAAGGGATATATTTGATGTGGATATTCCTTTTGAAATGCAATTTGATGTTAAACCAAACCAAAAAAGCGTTTCTCTAGATTTAGAATTTAATAAACCTCCACCGTTAAGTAATTGTTTTACTGATGTAGACTGTCCTAGAACAACTTGTGAAACATTCACATTATCTAGTGGTGAGCATGAAATAACATTACAATATGGAATTCATCCTATTAATGAATTATTTCAAATCTATGTGAACGGGGAAGCATGGCCTGAAACCCAGTATACTAGATTAACTAGCGGAGATTTAGATGATCCCGCTGTTATTCTAGTTACCAATTTACCATTTACATTAAACACAGTAGTAATATGTTATACGATATATTGCCTTGGAGAATTGTATACTGGACAAGCCTTTGGAGCCTTACTTAGAGCTGGTGGGACAGGTTGGGAGTATAACGGTAATCAGCCTCCCGCTGGTTGGTACGGAGAGCCCCCTATAGGGCCGATTCATTATGAGGATACTTCTATTGTTATTGAACAATCTATGTTTATACGAATAGAGGCAAGAGGAAATTATGCGCTTGTTCCCGGTAGTGTGAATGCTGTGTTGAATTGGGCCGTTATTCCTTATCAAGAGGGGGCTTTGTATTTTCCCGCTGGTCTTTACTACACTTCAAATTCGGGTGTTGTTCTTATGGATATTACTACATATGCTCCAGCAGGAACAAGAATAACGGGCGCTCTTTGGGAAACTTCTCCCCCACCAGCAGGAGGATGGGGTGCCGCAGGATGGAGTGTAAATACCAGTTGGATCAGGGTAGGAAGACTGCGAACCCACTTCCCTGAAGGCTATCTTGAAGGATTATATGGCTATTGGGATGGGGCAGACGCATGTACACAAGGCGATTGTCCATAAGTGCTGGGGTAAGTTAAATGGATAAAGTAAATCAATTTGGAAAAGACCTTAATAAAATTGCTAAAGAAACTAGGAGAGCCTTAGATAAGCAATCTGCCGAAATTCCAACTACTGAAACAGTACGTGATATATTTGATTCTATTGTAGGATATCGTGCGCATTTTAAAGTACCTAGAAAGGGTATGAGTGTTTCAGTTAATCTACAATTTGAGTTGCCCCCTCCAATAATTGGGGCGGGTGCTTGTTGTGGAGACTGTTTCTGTACAGCCTGTGATACATATACTGCCGAAACTCTTACAGATTATGCTGCTGTAAATACTGATTATCCTTATTTATCAGGCACCTTACGAGTTTTTGATTCTACTAAATATGATGCTAATGTAATTGAACTTGATAGCACTACAGGACTTTTCTCGTTAGGCTATTTACCGGATACTGTAACTAATAATACTATTTATATTTGTTATATATACAAATATGATAGTAATTGTACCACAAATCCAACCATACCAACAGAGGTTCCTAATTACGCTCAGGTTATGGCACAGATTATATAAAGGAGGTTAGACCATGGCAGTTTATCCTACAGGAATACGTATTCTTGTTGATGATGAAGATATAACATATTGGATATTCGGATCAGAAACTATTGAAATTAATGATCTTGAATATCGTTTTGAAAGTATTGATCTATCCCCTTTCTGTGCTGAACCGGGGGAACATAAATTAGAAATTACCTGTGAAGAAGGTGTTGGAAGAGTTGAAGCGAGGATAGAAATACAATGAGTGATGCATACGTTTTATTCACTTCTGAGGCCGAGAAGGCAAGACAGGCATATATGCAGGGGCGCAGGGAAGCCAAGCCCCAAAGAAAGCCACAATGGGAATTATTGAACACTACTAGCCTAGCACAAGCGGTGCATTTTGCTAGGGATAATGGGTGGAAGGATAAGAAAGTCCAAGTAAAAGCATACAGGATTAATGATGTGGAGTTTGAGTATATGGTTGAGCCATTTGAGAAGGACTGTAAGTGCCCGAACCTCCTTCATTACGAAGATTACTTTGATACGGGGGCATAGTGCCCAACAAGGATAGTTAAGGAGAAGGACATTGAAACTATTGTTTTCGGGGGATTCACCCACAGTCAACACAGGTTTTGGCATCGTTGCCAAGAACCTATTGAATAGATTTGTCAAGAAGGGATACCAGATATCAGTCTTAGGCGTCAACCATTATGGAGAACCCTATGATCAGAGGGAATTCCCATATCCTATTTATCCATGTGATAAAGGGTCGCATCCGGAGCAAGTGTTTGGCTATCGAAAGTTGTGGGATATAGCCAATAAATTTCAACCAGATGTACTATTCTTCTTGAATGATCCCTGGATTATTGATAAGTATATAGAATACAAGTCAGTTGAAAGCCCATATTTAAAAACGATAGGATACTTTCCAATAGATTCTGGCCCATTAAAGCCGGGTTGGGCAAAAACTCTAGGAGAATTAGACGCACAAGTCTGTTACTCAGACTTCGGTGAGCGGATAGTCATTGAGGCTAATGGAGGAAAACGCCCAAGCAATTTGTACCAACTGTATCATGGTGTGGATAAGAAGACTTTCTTTCCTGTGAACCAGCAGATGGCTAGAAATCGCTTGAACATTCCCTTGGATGCATTTGTCGTGGGCATGGTGGCTCGCAATCAGTATCGTAAGAGATTTGATATCCTTGTAGCAGCCTTTGCTGAATTTGCCAAGGATAAGCCTGATGCAAAACTCTATTTGCATACTGCATTAGAGGATATCGGGTATGATATTCCGGATCTTATACACCAGTATGATTTAGGGGATAAACTTATTCTTACAGAAGGACTGACCCCAGCTAGTGGCGTGCCCGATGAATTCCTAAACTATATCTATAATTCATTTGATGTAAATGTTCTTGTGTCTTTGGGCGATGGATTTGGATTGCCTGTAGCAGAAAGCATGGCTACCGGGTGCCCGCAGTTGACAAGCAATCATTCCTGCCTTAAGGAATTGGTGGAAGGTCATGGAGGTTTGACTGTAGATACGTCCGCGTGGATTCTAAACACAAGTGGTATCAATACATGGGGTGGGGTTCCAAGCGTGGATGACCTTGTGACCAAACTAAATCTATTGTACAACAGCAGAGAACTTAGGATCAAACTCGCAGAAGATGGATATCGATATATTAATCAGCCAAAATTTGATTGGGATACGATAGCGGATGGATTTGATAGCATCATCAAGGAAAGCCTCCACATTCTGCCGGTCAGGAAAGAGGCTGCATAAATATGTACAAAATAACATTTAAAGAATCACCTAATAGGTGGACAAACAGGAGTGGATATGCACCTATTGCCGTTGTTAACCACCGTATGGTGGGATACCTCGCCGGAACAGATGCCACTTTTGCCAACCCTGCTAATGATGTGTCTTCTCATTTTGGTATTGGTTACAGATCAGGAAAAGTAGAGATATCTCAATATGTTGATCTGTCTGATACTGCATGGGGCAATGGAAATTATGATGCCTCTGGTGGATGGACTCTGACTAAAAAGGCAGCAGATGGATCAGTAATAAATCCAAATTATTACACTGTGAGTATCGAGCATGAGGATGGTGGCCCCAATGACGGGGTAGTGACCCAAGCAGTTAAGGATGCCTCTGCTTGGTTGCAGACTATTCTACTGACTGGTGATGCTGATTTGATGCGATACGTGGGGATTCACATACGCTCTAATACAACAGCAACACAGTTGGGAAAGATCGTGCCTGGAAAAGAAACACTGATTGATCACAATAGAATATCAGGTACAAAGAAACCATATTGCTGGCGTCCTTACAAGTTGGACACAGGTGGATTTCCAGCATGGCAACCGGAATTAATAAATATTATAAGGGGAAGCGAAATGGCTATACAGGACACTCTAGCCTTGTTAGAGCAGCAAATTGCTGAATTGCAGACGCAAAGGGACACAGCTGTGGCTGCACAAGAGATAGCAGAAGGCAAATTAACTACTGCGAAAACAAAAGCTCAAGAAATCTCAACCTTAGCAGACTTAATTACTGTTAAGACAGATGAAATTATAGCACTGTAAAGGGGGTGATCTCAGGTGGCATTACCACACTCAACAAATATATTTAAATATCCGGCACGTTTCCAGTTTGGACAACGTAATGCACCGTGCGGTGGACAGTCTTGTTGTACTGATACGTGTATTCAAATGATTGTAAATTTCTATAAGGAAATTAATCCAAGTCTTGCTGAAATCAGACGTAAGGCACAAGCCAAAACAAGTTTTGATGAGCGTCCATGCACAGGTATTAATCATATTGAAACTCTGAATGCTCTCAAAGCATATGGCATCACTCATTACAGGGCTGGTTTTGGTGTTAACGCTGGTGACTTGTGGAGGTATCTCAATATTGGTCCGGTACTCGTAGGAGTGCACTACGGATCATATCCTACCAAAATTGGCAGATGTAATAAAAATAATGCTGAGGTATGGGGCAAGACAGATTGCAGATTCAATGGATCGCATGCCGTTCTTGCTATAGGAAAGAGATATCATGGTACGGGTTTGAAAAAGCACAGGGACGTATTCGTTCGTGACCCTGATCACAACTCTCCTGCTAGACCAGAGAAGCCGGAATATGATCGTATGAGACTTTCTCAATTCTATACTGCGATGAAAAATCTTCCAAAGTATACAGCATTCCGAACAACATATATTCTGTATCCTACACAGAAGAAATCCTTATAGAAAGGAGGTTATCAGATGAATATATCTCTATTTGGCTGGTTGGATAATCTACCATGGTGGCGTGATCTTTCGTATCCCGCCAAGGGAGCCTTGTTGCGTGCCTTTAAAGCAGCGCTATCACTTATCGTTGCTACATTATTATCATTACTTGCTGCTGGATTACTATTTCCAGAATCCTGGAATGCAACGTTTGTATTTATTGCAACGACTGTATTAACCTCTGTTCTCCAGGGCCTTGATAAATTCTTGCGTGAAGCAAAAGAGAGTGCTGAGGCGAACGCGGACCCTATTCCTATGGATTCTCCGGAGCCTGAGTAAGATTTTAGTATTGACTGAGGGGAGATTGGTTGCGAAACTAGTCTCCCTTCTTTTTTTATTTGGCTTGAACTTAGGACGCCCCATGTGTTACCCTGTTTGTAATTTATAAAGAGAGGGGAGCTGAATAGCTCTGTTCAGCTCTGATTCATAGCACAGAATAGGAGGTTCGCTAGATAGAAACTATTAAATTTCGGGGTTGAGGCCGTAGGTGCCGATCAGATATAGTCAAGTTGTGCGAAGACGGGCACAGGGTCCGTCAGCACCAGTAGAGACAGGAGTTGTCCAGATATGCCGTTCGTAGAAGTACATGATTATTCCACTACACGCAAGCGAACAAGTGATTCATACGTAAAGTTTACGCCAGAACATCGCACTGTTCTTCGTATGCTGGAAGACCACCCATTGCTCGTATGGAAGCATTGGGTTCCCGAGGCTAACAATGGCCGGGGAATGATGGCAAACTGCCCTAATACTCAACCGGGTATGAAGGTTTGTCCAATTGAAAAGAGCCTTGTGGGTCGTGAGAAGGATGATCCCGAGGTATTACAGCGCAAGGCGAAGAAGAGATTCATTATCAATGTTCTAGACCGCACCCCGTTTGGTGCGTGCCCTTCTTGTTCTGCTCAGACGCCCAAGGGAAAGGCGTGTCAGGCTTGCGGAGCCAAGTTGCCCGCAAATCTTGAATACGCACCACTCAATAAGGTGAAGATTCTAGAGCAGGGTCCGCAGTTGTTCCAGAATGGTTTGAACGCTGTCGAGACAATGCAGAAGGAAGACTTCCCATCCGCAGATATTGTCGATTACGATATCGTGTTCACCACAACTGGTACAGGTCGTGATCGAAAGATTGCTCCGGTTCCACAGCAGCCTACGCTTGATGCTGATGGAAATGTTGTTCCCACTCCAGATGAATGGTTGATTGATCCCGAAACGGGTGATCCTCAACGCAAGTTTGATTTGTCTCTGTTGGCGGAACCGTCCTCTGTTGAAGAGATTGAGGCAATGCTTTCAGGCGCTACCATTGATGAGTTGAATGCTATTCGTGGTGTCGCGTAAGGGGTAGCCCATGTTCTCAGAAGAGGATGCTAAATCTCTTTCTGAGTGGCGGGTTGAATTGAAGAGAAACGGAAGGACTCATTGGTTGAGATTTTATTCAGCCATGATGGGTTCTTCCGTTTCATCTGCTCCTAGATTCTACAAGGCACTCAAATTGTATGGTGAGTGGCCCATGTTTGAAGCAATAGTCGCCTCGTCTTCCGCCACCCTCAATGGTGACCCTCTCAATTATGTGTTGAAGGTATGTTCTGCCAAGTGGAAGGAAATGCAGACAGATGCAGATGAAGAGGATGAATACCTTGCTGAGATCGAGAGAATCAAAGATGCCAGCCACAAGAGAAATGAAGAGTTGGCTGCTAAATTGAAGAAGGTGCAGGATGGATAGTGCTATCCACTCCCTCACCGTATCACGCATACCTGCTAAAACCGGAATTGAATTTATACGTAAACATCATTATTCCCACGGATGCCACAACGGTCCCTTATGTTGGGGGTTGTTTGATGGGGAAACTCTCGTTGGTGCGTTAGCCATTGCCACTCCATGTAGTGAGAATGTCAGGGCTAGCGTTTTTGGTGTTGAATACAAACAGCATGTGACTGAGTTACATAGATTGGTAGTGTTGGATGGATACGGGAAAAATACCGAATCTTATTTTATATCGAAAGTTTTACGAGACTTATACAAGCAGAGGCCCGACCTTTGGGCCGTCCTCTCTTTTGCGGATGCAACTGAGGGACACGTCGGAACAATCTATCAGGCTACTAATGCAATATATACAGGACGTACTCAACGAGCATGGTTCTATCTTGATGGAGATCGTCTTAGGCATCCCCGACAAAACGGAATCAATATCTCCGCCGACGATGCCCGAAAAAGAGGATGGAGTCGTGTTAGAAGAGAGGGCAAGTATCGATACCTATTCCTCCTTCCTACAGCAAAGACAGAACGTAGACGGGTCCGGAGACTAGTTATTATGCCATCACTTCCCTATCCAAAGAAGGAGAGTTTGGGTGAGTAGGCTTATTCTTGGGGATTGTATCAAGGTAATGAAAAATACCATTGAAGATGCATCTATTGACATGATTTTATGCGACTTACCTTACGGAATAACAGGAATCAGTTGGGATATTCCTATACCTTTTGCTCCATTATGGGAGCAGTATGAGCGTATCATCAAGCCTAACGGGGCTATAGTGCTGACCGCCGCACAACCATTTACAAGTGCGCTTGTGATGAGCAATCCATCCCTATTCAAATATGAGTGGATATGGGAAAAGGACAAGCCAAGTAATTTTGGTGCAGCAAAGAGTCAACCATTACGATACCATGAGAACGTGCTTGTATTCTATAAGCGTCCTCCAACATACAATCCAGTAATGTGGAAAGGTAATCTTAATCATTCCGTGGGTAAGGGCATACGAAAAGGTTCTGATGAACATGGCAAGGGAGCTGTTGTTTACTACAAGAACAATAATGGTATGAAGTATCCCAAGTCAGTGATTAAATTCAATCGGGAGACTGGGCTGCACCCCACACAGAAGCCTGTGTCATTGTTTGAATATTTAATCAGAACGTATACCAATGAGGGAGAAACTGTTCTCGATAATGCATGCGGGAGCGGAACTACAGGTATTGCTTGTTTGAATTCAGGTCGAGACTTTATCCTTATTGATAATGATTTGCAGCATTTTGATACTGCAAGGAAAAGAATTGAGGAATATGAATTTAATTCCGTATAATGATGATTTTGAGCGTGCAGTAATTGTTGGTGTTCTTCAAGACCCAATGCTATTGCCACGCATAACTGAATTTATTGAGCCAGCGGATTTCTACAAAGAAAACCACAAAGAAATCTTCAAAGCAATTTCCTCTACAGCACCAGACAATCTTGATAGCCTGACGATTGAGGATAAATTGCGCTCCAATGAAGGGGCATTGACATACTTTCGTGAGTTGGTACAGGACTCAGAAAAGATTCTTCCAAGCCTATCCAACATCATGTTCTATGCGGAGACTATCAAGGGAAAATCCAAACTTCGTGCGGGTATTGACCTAGGCAGAGAGATCACAGCTGTCTGCTATGCCCCAACATCTGATCCTGATGAGGCTATTCAGCAATTGGAGCAGATGTTTGCACAGTTTCTACAGGCTCGTGTTTTAGATAACAAACTTGAATCCACTACGGAGTCATTCAAGAAATTTATCGAGGGATTGAATACGCGAGCAACCAAGGTTGAGGGAGTCAAATCCGGATTCATTGAAGTAGACCTGATGCTACAACGAATGGAGGGATTGATTGTCCTTGCTGCTCGTCCGAGCATGGGTAAGACTGCATTTGCTATCAATATAGCACGAAATATTGCAGCGACTCGTCCTGTCTTGTTCTTTTCTCTAGAGCAGAGCAAAGAACAGGTGTTTGAACGGCTCTTAGCCGCAGAAGCGGAAGTTGATCTAGAAGATATTCGCAGTGGTGCATTTCTCGCTGACAAGAAATCGATGGAGAGTATACAGGATGCAAATTACAGGCTAGAGCATGTGACTGACAATATCCATATCGATGACAAGGCACAGGTTCCTGCAAGTTATATCTCTTCGGTGTCCCGACAGAAGCGGTATGAATGGGGAGATTTGGGACTGATTGTGGTTGACTATCTGCAAATCATGCGCCATACGTCATCTGGTAACAAGACCGATCAGATTGGTGATACTGTCAATGAATTGCGTGCACTAGGAAAGGAATTAGATTGTCCTATTATTCTGCTTTCCCAGTTGAGTAGAAATAATGAGCAACGTACTGAAGGAAAGGTTAAGAATAGGCGACCGGAATTAACTGACCTTCGTGGTTCTGGAGATATTGAACAATCAGCAGATGTGGTTATATTCCTCTACAGAGATTCTTATTATGGTACTCCTACAACAGACACTGATGTGGCAGAGATTATCATCAAGAAGAATCGTAATGGTCGCCAAGGAATTGTACTACTAGACTGGGAGAGTGCATATGTTAAATTTAAGAATCCCAACGTTCGACGCCGCTGAAGGCTTAGTACTTGATCCAAATAAACCTACAATGCTGGACTTGTTCTGTGGTGTGGGTGGATCAGGAGTTGGATATCATCGGGCTGGGTTTAATATAATCGGTGTTGACCATAAACCACAACCTAATTATCCGTTTTGGTTTATTGAATATGATGCCTTGGAAGTTCTTGAAGATATTAATCTATTGAATTATTTCAATATAAAGATCGTTACCGCAAGTCCTCCTTGCCAAAGTTATTCCAAGCATGTATCAAGTGATGGTAAATGGTCGAAGGGGAAGCATTCGGGGTTCAATGAACCTCAACTTATTGCTCCACTACGTGAGAAACTTCGCGCACTGAATATGCCGTATGTTATAGAGAATGTGTTCGGGGCACGGGATGAATTGATTGATCCCCTATTTCTATGCGGCACAATGTTTGGTCTAGGCACTCGTAGACATAGATTATTTGAGAGTACTTTTGACATTCCACAACCTGCACACAAGAAGTGTCGGGGCGTTACGCATCCAGTAGCTGAGGAATGGATTGCAGTTAATCCTAAAACTCGGAACAGAAAAATTTATTCTGTTGTCGGCAAGGGCAGACAGACTGGAAGCCTTGACGTGTGGAAAATATTAATGGGAATTGATTGGGCCGAACATGACTTTGAGTTATCTGAGGCTATCCCTCCAGCCTATACTGAATATATAGGGAAGGAGATTATAATGCATGGACGACTTCTATAATTATACTAAGTTTAAAACATTCTGGTGGATACTATACTTAGAATATGCTGAATTTCTTTGTAAGAATCCTGAGTTTTCTGTACGTTCAGGCTTCAATATTGATACTTATTTCCAGACACGCGAGGGCAGATTGTTCAAGCGACGATTTGAGAAGGTAGCGTGGGCTGATTAATGGGACGAATGATTAGATCAAAGAGGGAATGGGTATGTTCAAATTGCAAAATGAAGTATATCAAATGGAACGGAGCATGTTACCGTGGTTGTAAATTTACTGGGACGCTGGAAGAGGTCACCATCAGACCAACTACTTCCAATAGTCAAAGAATTAAATCAACTAGTGCTAGAAATGCTAGCCGTAATGGAACAGGTAGCGAGACAGCAATTGGAGTACCAAAACCAGCTGGAGGCGGTACAGCGGAGGCTCGACGCCTTAGAAGAAGGGCAAAGGACTCCGAGCGAGATATTGCCAAAAGAATGGTTGCAGCAGATGGTGCAGACCCAGCCTTCAGAAACATCGCGTCTAATACAGGACGTATCGGGTTTATAACTGGTATGCGGGTGGATGCAATATCACGCAGTTACGTTACAGAGAATAAGAATCGAAAAATGCCAACGTGGTTGATTGACGCTTGGATACTCATCAATCAGCGTGCGATTGATTTTCAGAAGAATGCACTGCTTCATGTTGATCCTCCTAATATGCCGAGAGACTTTGTTATCCAGGGCGGGAAAAGAAAACTCGACACTATGGCTATTATCACACAAACAAGACATGAGGAATTGATTTCCAATAGTCGAATTTTAAGTGAGTTACTGGAAGAGATAAGCAAGCGCAGGGAGTATCTTCCCCTACTTTCATTTTATGAAAGTTTGTGTGAAAATTCTGAGGAAGATTAGAGGATGGTATTTAGACAAGCAGGCGGCTTGTCGAGGAAAGATTCTTCTATTAAAAGGGTTGACTCCGAGGGTAACGGTGCTATAGAATGGACATGGCAGTCGAGTAGGACAAGCGAATTCCGCTTGTCAATGCGACAAGCGACAAGCGAAAGGAGCCTCGATGTACGAGTCTCTTCCATGGAATAACATTCGATACAAGCCTGAAAGCAGGATTAGCGACGAATTCTGGCATGAATTCATGAGCGCAGCCAAGATGCTTCTTATTCTTGACTACAACATGTCGGACGAGGAAAAGCGCATTCGCAATTGGGTGGAGCCTGACATTTATGCAGTGTTTGATAAACTGCGTCAGGATTACCATGACGAGCTGCCATACAACAAGCGATTCATTGATGAGATTGATCGCAGTATCGAGCGGGAGGTCAGAAAGGAATTGCGAGCGTATGAATGATATCCAGCAGGAAATCCTCGACACTTATGCCAACGAGGTTACTGAGTTAATTCAGACTATCACTGTTGGTGCGGAAGGCGAACATATTTGGGACAACTATGAACGAGTTACCGCAGTAGCCCTGCGGCTAGGAGAAATGCATAACGAGATTTCCGAAATGGAAATCTTTGGCAGAGACTGGCCCGAGATTAAGAAATTCAGGACACTCGTTATCGATCCAACCATTGAACGATTGGATAAGGTTGCTGCATTTGAGTCCCGCAAGATTACTGGCAAGCAACTAGAGAGAGATTTGGAGAAGTAGATGCTGTCAACAGAGGATCTGATCAAGAAGATTACACGGTCACCAGAAGATGCAACACTCACCATTTTCAATGAGTATGGTGAGGCTGTAACTGCGACGAAAATTGTGACCCTTGCCCATGTTAAGGACAAGGTTCGCATTCGGTGGACATTTGATCAGCCGGTGACAACTATTTCCCCATTGACAGCAGCATTTATTCATCGCGGGCGATCCGTTTGGACAGCATTCGCTATCCGTCCCGTGTATTTCAGTGATTCAACTGAGGTGGAAATTACTTATGCATAAGAAGATTAAGGATAATGAATACTTTCAGGAGTGGGCTAAGTCTCGTAATCTAGATATAGATGATATCGATAGAATTTCTGCTACTCCACTAGCGGCACGTTATGATGCATCTTCTGTGGAAGACTTGCTTGAACTTGGTAAGGACGTTCTAGATAGTCATGAGACTATTAAGAAGTTTACCGGTGATAGTCCCCATTTCGGACAGACATGTGATCGTATAGATGCAGAATATATACTCATTGTAGCTCTGATTGATACTGTCTCTCCTGAGTTATCAGATTTTATTGCGGACTACCTTGCTGCTATCATGAGCAATAAAGATCCGGGGGAGGTAGTTAGTGGCTAAGGTAAAGCAGATAAAGCACATATCATACTCATTCATTCACATGTTCGCTTGCCCGTATGCCGCATTTTTGCGATACGAGGCAGGCATGCGATCAAAGACAACAGATGCATTGGCGCTAGGAAACTCTTTGCATCTTGCACTTGAAGAAGGACACAAGCAGCCAGAATGGTCACTTGATTTCGTTGGTAATAAATTCCTTACAGAGTATCGACGTATTATAGAGGACGAAGAGGTTTATGTCACTTGGCCCAAGATGAAGAAGCAAGAGGCCGAGGGACTAGAAATGTTGGAGTTGTTTACTCGTGGTATCGAACAAGGCAAAATTCCAGCGATCCCCTATGCATCTGAGAAGGAATTCAAGTTACCTTTTGAGGATGAGATTGTTGTTGTTGGAAAGATCGACAGGATCGACTTCGACGATGACGGAGAATACATCGTCATTGATTACAAGTCAGGATCAAGAGAGCCGGATGCATGGTTCCTAGATCACGACTTGCAGTTTACCACCTATGCGTGGGCCGGATACGAATTGTTCGGCAAACTGCCCAAGGAATTGCGCTGGCACCACTTACGCAATGGCAAGCAGTTGGTCACCCACAGGACCATGAAGGACATAGAGGAATTGCAGCGCATGCTGCACAATGCTCTAGAAATGAACCGTAGAGATATCAGATATAGAATTTATCACTCACAGGTATGCAATTGGTGTGAGTTCAAGGGTGCTGTATGTGATGACAGAGAGTTGGAAACACAATTGCTCACACAGCGAAAGGAATTGCTCAATGGCAGCGAACAACAATAACGCCGTTACCCACATGCCGGGGAGAATATACTTTAATTTCCGAGCCGATTATTTCTATGATCCTACTGGGGAGGAAGAGATTTTCGACTATGACAAGTTGCGCGATGATCGCATTGTAGAGATTGTCGGGTATCCGGTGGTCGATGCTGTCCTAGAGAATCAGGATGAGGAATCTGAGATTCCATCTACGTCACCCGGATTGTACCTTAGTGTGCAGATTGGTGAGAATCATGGTGTATCATTCACAATTACCGAAGAGGAATTGCTGAAAGCGTTGGCCGATCTTCAGCAAGTGAAGGTAGAGCATCAACTTGTTATGCTTTATAGGTATCAAATTGGGGAGGGTGAGCCAGCGAATGACACCATCGTTAATCTCTGAGTACACTGATCTGGCAATAGATGTAGCCAAAGAAAGTCCCTGCATACGCAGAAAGTTTGGCTCCGTTATTATCAAGAGGGGTATGGCTGACTCTGCTGATATAGTTGTATCTGCTTCAAACAGCAGAGTTGGAAAATGCTGCACTCGTACTACCTGTGCCCGTACTAGATTTGATTTTGCAAATGGAGAACGGGTGGAGGTTGGTGGAGAAATCCATTCAGAAGTAGCCGCCCTTATCAAGTGGTCTGATACACAAATTGGAGATTATTTTCTTCTTGCTGGTGTGTCAGCCCATGATGATCGTGTGATGTACGGCAGGGAAACCTATCCCTGCCACTCATGTGCCATGGCAATAAAGTTTGCAGGCTATAAGTATGTGTATCTTCTGGATGCACCTGATACATGGGCTCCATATTCAATCAATCAGATTATTATTGAAAGAGAGCAAGAGTGGGAACCGGTAGATTAGTATACACGAAGAAAGAGTCCCCCACATTGAATGGATCTGAAATGTTTAAGTTTGTCAATGAGCGAGCGAATTTCGTTGGAGTGCCTGTTACGTCACTGGGGGATATCCCAAATCTAATTGAAGCACTAGAGGAATTCGGACAGTTTCATAGTGCTGATCTCGTTCGTGCATGGTATGCCACAATGATTGGGAGGATGCATGACGAATATGTTGCCTATGCCTAAACTTCCAAAAGTTACCGAACCATTTCAGCGCATTGCATTCTATGGGCCGATGGTTAGTGGCAAGACCTATCTCGCTAATCATCTGGTTGCCAATCACAATTATAGGAAGGTTGCATTTGCAGATAAATTGAAGAGCCTTGCATATGAATTGTTTGGGGTGCAGTATAAGGACGGTCCAGACCGCATCATTCTACAAAAACTTGGTGATGCTATGCGTTCTATTGACGAGGATGTATGGATTAAATATGCCCTTAATACAATACAAATGAATAAATATCTTCCCAACCTTAGCAAATATCGTGTAGTGATTGATGATCTTCGTCTAGCAAACGAAGCTAAGTGGTTGAAGAAGAATGGATTCATATTAATTTATGTGGATGCAGACGAAAATATCAGAGTGGAGCGAATGTCCACTCTGTACCCTAACGCGGCTCCAGAGGCCCTTCTGCACGCTTCTGAGCAAGAATACAAGCACATAGTCCCCGACTATATCCTGAAGAATAATTCTCCATTGAGCCTAGATGATTTAGACTATGGAATTTTGGGAAGTAAAGATGAGTGAAACAAAAGAGATTGAACGTCTGCGTGGCGAATGGATGCAGACATATTCCGGAAAGAGATTCTATCCGGAGCATCCTATTGCAGAAGATATCGATCCAAAAGATATTGTCCATGCTCTGTCACGCCTATGTAGGTTTGGCGGGCATATAGATAAATTCTATTCTGTGGCAGAGCATTGCATTCTTGTGTCAGAAGGTGTTAGTGAAGAGAATGCAATCTATGGGTTGCTGCATGATGCAACAGAAGCGTACATTGTGGACGTTCCTCGTCCAGTTAAAAGATTACTCACAAATTACAAGGAATTGGAAGACAGGGTTTGGAATGCTATTTGTGTGCGGTTCAATCTTGATCCAGTAATGCCACAAGAAGTCATTGAAGCTGATACGCGAATTCTACTTACCGAACGTGCGGCCCTGTTTAAGAATGCTGAGGTTGGTGAGTGGTCGATGGATGGCATGGAGCCATTACCGGCTACAATTATGGGGTATTCACCCGGATCAGCAATACTAGAAGTAGCCTATCTCAGTAGACTTGAGAAGGGGTTACGGAATCGATGAAGATAGCTTTGATAGGGAAGAGGGCGACAGGTAAAACATTTGTTGCCTTCTTCCTAGAACGACACCACAATTTCAAACGAGTACGAATGGATGACGGTGTTGCGAAATTCATGCGAGACATGTATGGATACAAGCGATACCAGCGACCTACTTGGGAACGCAGAGTGGATATCTATGATGCGTTATACAAGATTGATCCTACGATTCATCTGAGATATCTATTTAGTCGAATGACGAGGATCACAAAGGACATTGTGATTGAAGATGTTCGATATATCTCGGAGTTACAGGCATTGCGTGAGGATGGGTTCATTATCATTCGCATTGCGGCTCCCGAGCGGCAGCGTAGGCGACACATTGGCAAGTCCTTGCGTAATGCTGCGGATGGGAGTCTTTTGCTATCCGAAAGTTTCTTTGACGACAAAACCGCATCCTATAGTGCTGATTATGTGGTTTTGAATGAAGATCGTGAAAAAACTAGACAAGCGATTACTAAACTCCTTGACGAAATACGTTCCAAGGAAGTATAATGTTGAAAGCGTACCGAAAACGGTACGGTTTCAACAGGAGAATTCATTTATGAAGAAGCGATCAGCACACTTAACACGCACACTACTAGAAAATTACTATACATATTCTCCATATAAAGGTGCAAGACTTGCATATGTCCGAGAATATGACCCGGAACCTCTCGTAAACGTTGATATTATAACAAAGATTGATATTGAAATTGCTATTAAGCGACTATGGAAGAGAGGCATGCTTTCTAAGCAGGAGTTACAAATGCTCCGCTATGTTGCACTGGATGGCAGATTATCCCGTCGTGATATCAGTGCGATGATCCAGAAAGAAGAGAATATATATGTAGATCAACGAACCATTTCCCGTAGGCTTGAATCTGCCTACTGGAAGATATCTAGGGAGTTGGGGTTCGAATACTCAGACAGTCGCATGTTCCAGATGATTGCCAAGCGTATGGGCAAGCCCGACCCCTATATTCTCAATGATGATGAGATTGAGAAGGTTCAAACTATCATGGAACGGGTGTAAGGTAATGCCAAGAGGAAGACCTAAGAAAGTTGCAGTACCGCTTCCTACAGAGAAAGAGATCACAGTAGCAACGTATCTTGCGAAAGTAATATGTACTATTCCAGGATGCGAGGCTAAAAATCATGTAGATGACGCTAAGGAATTGATAAAACTTATACGAGAATAATACGATGCTTTATGATGCTTCGTGGGAAGAATTTTTAGAAATTATTAAAGATAATCTACTCTGGAGGAAGGAATTTGATGTGGCTAAGTGTGTAAGTTGTGAACGACCTACCTCTGGTTCACTTGAATTTTGTCAGCGATGTTATACACAATTCAAAGACGATATCAAGGACAAGAAGCCTTGGGTTAAGGCACTAAAAAACGACGCCCAGCGTGAGCGTCGTCGTAGGGAGCGAGAGTACAATGATACCTCGCTGGATGCAATATTGGATGCATGGACTGATCGTGGAAAGTATTAGGAGTTGACGCCATTGTATAGCGACGAGATTATCAGATGGAGCAGTTATCCAGAGATATTAAAACGACTACTTGAATTAGAAGCAGCAAGATACACTCAGCCTGAAATGGCCTATGTTATCAAGGATGAATTTCCAGAAGAGGTACGAAGACTCCCCACTAGGGATCAAATAAAGAACGCTTTGGCATATGCAAGAGCGAGAGCTGAATATATCCGTGATCGTCCCCGCGCTCAGATCATGCCATACTATGACAAGTATCGTAATGAGATTGAAGGAGTGGTCAACGTTGAGAAGGATTTTACCTTACTGGAAAGTATCCTCGCAAAACCTAAGCGCAAAGTGCTTGTTATATCAGACATTCACGTACCGTTTACAGACGAAGAGAAACTACAGAAGGCGATAGACCTCAACAGAACCGCTGATATGGTGATTATTGGTGGCGACGTGATGGATATGTACGGATGCTCGCGCCATAGAAAGCGCAAGAGTGTTCCACATGAGATAGAGATTGATAACACGGTTCGTCTAGTTGAGTACTTGTCTCAGACATTTCCATGGGTGCGAATCATTCGCGGAAATCATGATGCAAGGGCAATGAAAAAGGTGCAGGACATGGTTCCTGCGGAGTTATTGTATCTATTTGACAATGAGCCATTGGATCTTATTGTCCGTCCGTTTGAAAATGTCGAGTATATTGATGATTGGTGGACACAAATAGGGGATGCGATTATCGCACATGCAGAACGATCCTCGTCTATCGAGGGACGACCGGCAACACTATTAGGAGATTTCTTCACCAACAAGGGATGGGCAAAGCGTTTGGGTATTGTTGCTCCTAGGGTATTCGTACAAGCACATACACATCAAGTGTCGTCTGTTTATCGAGAGGATACAAAATACTTTGAATGCGGCTGTTTGGCGACAGTAATGGAGTACACTCTTGATTCCACCGCATTCATGCGCCCTCCAATGAATGGATTTGTCACTCTGACTCAATATGGAGGCGTGACTGACTTCAATTCAAGCAGAGAGTGGGTGCTTTGATTCATGGATAACATGCTATTGGTTCTTTTGCTCATTGGGCTGGCAGCGGCTGC